ACCTATGGATATTAATTGACTATTTAAAGTAAAAGTATTAGTTGCTTCGCCCCAATCTTGTTTACCCCAGCCAGCTCGGCCCCAACCAGAGGAAGATACTCCAACAACTGTAGCTAAGGATGTGGTAATACTTTGACCAGTAACATCCAGAGCCAGATCATCTTGATTACCCCATGCACCTGAATTCCATGAAGCTGCTCCCCATAATTCGGCATCCATGGACATAATGCCACCCATGCCAACACCGTGGGTATAACACCCCCAATAAAAACCAGTAAAATCAGCAGGACTAATTTCTATATATCGAGTTGTTGCAGCATTGAAATCTGCCGGCGTTAACCAATCTGCATAGCCTACTACTCCATCCAAGTAATAGACTACGTTAGTGGAAAAAATTCCAGCTCGAAATGTAGAAATATTTGTGCTATTAGATGTAGAAAAAACTAACGGATGACCGTCGTTTGATGAACCACTTAAATCGAAGCGGAGTGTGGCATCTGCTAACCATGTGACTGTCCAGTCACCGGGCCTCACTCCGTCGATATAATATACGTCCGCGGTACCACTAGGATATTTGGAACCACTAGCTACGGTGATAGTAAGTGTCTTATCAGCCATAGCTGATTATCTCCTTATGATAATCTCAAAATTGCCGTAGTCGATGTCGCCGCTGGAAATTGTACAGTAAATGTGCCGGAAGTCGCAGTTTTATCTGCTCCAAAATCTAACACACACACCGCAGTTTTTCCAAATGTGGAATTGAAGAGTAATGCTCCTCTCGCGGTAATGGTTACTCCAGTCCACGATCGGTCAGCAAAATCTACAAACGCTGTTGTTGCAACTAGAGATGTTAATTGACTTGCCAATACTCCTCCTTTAGCTACATATTGTCCTGACGCCGCCACTTCACTCCCTGTCGTATAGGAAGTAGTGGCTGCACTCAATGTTGCTGCAGAGGTGTATAAAGCAAGTTTAAAAACGTCTGCTCCATTTGTAAAATCTTGATCGCCATCTAATAATTCTTTTTTAAATGAACCTGCGACTGCTTGGGTAATTGCCATAATGTTCTCCTTAATTAATTTTTATTTTAAATTTCTCCATTCGTCCGGTGAAGGGGACGGAACAGGTATTCTTGGAACACCGTCCGTATATTCTCCACGTCTTCTTCGTCCCATTTGTTCTAACGCAAAAGCTTGTCTTTCTTCATTATACTTACTCATGTAGAGCTTGTACATATCCATTGGTCCTTTTAAGAATCCATAAGCCTCACACATCGTTCCATAAAATAAGAGATCTGGAGCTTTTTGACTTAAATAAGTCGTTGTATTTTTAGCAGGAATAGTAGCTGCATCTACAGAACTATAAAAATGTTCTGGTACTCTAATATAATTAATTTGACAAGTATCCGCTGCACTTGGGATAGGCGCCACTAAGATATATTGCTGATTATTGGTTCTGTGCCAATGTCCCCAATATTTAGGAGTACCTGTTGTGTCTGTAGAATTATATTCACTGATAAAACTTAAATCTCTTTCCTCTAAAAAAGTTCGTGTTCCCCCTGAAGTAATATGTTGGACTGAACGAACAATCATTAAATCATCAGGTAGCAAAATATAACGATTACTGGCTACAAAATTAGAAGTTGCCTGCTTACGATCTGAATTAGAATCTACTTCTTTAGAAATTTTCATTTCTGTATCCAAAATAAAACCATCAATAATGCTGTCACTTAAAACACTACTTGTAACCTCAGTATAATTTTTAATCTTTGTTAATAACTCTGAATAGGTCATGTTGTTGTCACCGTTACTTTTCCAAGATAGCTTTGTACAACTCTTTTATTATTCATTGATAAAGGAGTTTCACCTGGTTGCATCCCAGTTGTTCCTGTCGTATAGCCTTCCGATAAAAATTGACCGGGCCAATATTGAGGGCCCAAAGCCACAAGAATACCTGTTTTATGCTGAGCTCGTGGATGTTGTAATGCTACCGCATCGGCCGCATGATAAGGCGGAGTTAATTGAGGTTGTTTGGATTCAAATTCTGAAGTATGAACCCATGATCCCGTCCATTCCTGTACCATTTCTCGATAAGGAAAAGCCTGACCGGATCGATCAGAAATCATTAATGCATATTGTCCTGCTGCCCATGTTGCCATTAGCTCACCGATGGATAATAAGTTTGTGGAGAAATATAAGCACTGGTTCGTGAACCATCCTCCGTTAATGCTCGTTGTAAAGCATCTTCATACAACAATTTTAAATTTTGCATACGATCTGGAGCTCGTTTAAGAGCTAAAGCCGATGCAACTCCTGCACATAATGCGGGTAAAAATCTACTCGGTGCATCTGGATCGTTAGTATAAGCTCCTGCATCTTCAACTCTTTTAACCGCATAATATTTTAAATAAGTATAAGTACTTGCATCCGGACTAGGATATAAATAAATTTGAGGCAATACCGGATCTACACCTTGCCTATCAATAAAGTATTGAGAAGGCTGACTTGAGGTTCCTTTACCTGCTAAAGCTGCGTATTGAGAACGATTAATTTTTGTTAAAGAAATATCATTCGAACTACTGGTATTATCGCTTAAGGTCGCATTATTGGAAATATAGGCTTCCATAACATCACTGGTACCAGTGACTGTTGCATATTTATTTTGACCCGCACTTATAGCTTGAGCAATCAATACTATTTTCCATAGATTGATTCCTCTATTATTCCAGTCTTGAAGAATTAAATTTAAACTACGCCTGCCAGTTTTAAGATCATAGCCACTATTGGTACGAATACCGCAACGTTCGTACGCTTCCTCGACAATCTCGTCGATTGCTAAATTGAATGTTGTTGTTCCTGATGTAGCCATTGTTCATTTATTTTTTCTTTTTAGATTTTTTTTCGCCGCCTTTTTTCATTCTTTCCATATTTGCGACTTTAGCACCAGCTCTATTAATTTCCATTTGAGCTGCTGTTGCAAATTTGGGTGCAATGTCTGATTTAGCGTACTGTTTCATTCCCATAGTTTCCTCCTAAAATACACCTTTAAAATTAAATCCTCTAACCGCTGCACCTTTACGTCCTTGTCTTTCGGCAGCTAAGTTTGCTGTAGCTCCTTGTGATTCAAAAGGAACACTTTGTTTTCCTAATACTTCTACTCCGTGTGTTGCTCTGATCATAGCTCCAGTCTGCGCGTTTCTTGCCTTGTTTCTTTTAGCCATTAAAGCCTCCCTTGCTCTTGCTTGTGATTCTAATCTTTTCGTTCCTTCTTTTGTCCATTTACCTTCTTTTTTATAACCTTTAAAAGCACTGGTAACTGCCGCTTTAGCTAGAGACGTTCCGGCATACATACCTAAACCAATGGGTCCACCTGCTAAAGCTAGACTTCTTCTACCTCCAGCTTTCGCTAAAGTTTTTAATTGAGAACCTTTAGGAATTTTACTTAGCCATTTACTAGGGGTAATACTTCCTTTCATTGAAGTAGTTTTTGTTCCAGCTTTCATAAAATCTTTTAATTTACTTAAATTTTTATTTATCCAACCTGGTGATTTATAAGCGGTTCCTGCTGTGGCTGCTTTCATACCTTTTGCTGCCAAAGAAGATCTCACTTGAGCATGAACTCCATGTTGAGCTTTAAGAATTCCACCCTGTCTAAGCATTCGCGGATCGCTATGTAAGAGACGTGGAGAATGGAAGAACTTCCGTGGTAAAGGGCCATGAATTATCTTTAGTTTTTCCTCACGTGTCATTTCCTTTTTCTTCTTAATATCTTTACCCCTATCTTTTTTGTCTGCTAAATCATAAGAAGGTGGATGTCTATCTTTTGCCCGTTGAATATATTTACTATGTTTAGCTTTAAGAATTCCACCGCTATTACCTGTAGCCATTTTATAATGTAATCTATAATTATCAGCGTTAGCTAATTGACCGCCTCGAGCGTGTATCATAGCTCCAGTTGCATTTCTTCCAGCTTTTCCTTTTATATGCTTAGTGCTTTGGTATGCAATATCTGCTTTAGTTACAC